GAAGACCAAAATTATAAAAGTTAAATCCATTAGTATCCCTCATTGCCACCATTTGCTCGCCGATTTCTTGATCAGTGGTAGGGAATGTTAGAACCCTGGCTGGAATAAATACACCAGGAAATTGCTGAAACGTACAGTACATCCTGTAGTCGCCACGTGTACTACGTTCCGCAGCAAAAGAGCCTAAAATACTCTGTGTAATCGTATATAGCTCATAGCCACGCCTCCACCTGGCCCACAAAGAATCGTGATCGTAAAAACGAATTCTACTTTTTAACTTATTATTCTTAGGCGTAAATTTAAAGGCATTATCATCCATCGTCCACTCAGGGACTTTTTTAAAATCAGCTTTTTCTCCTAAACCTTTTGAAAAGCTGCCGTTAAATCCTGATTTTGATGGAGAATTAAATCCTCCTACACCAAACGGCATGGTTTCTCATCAATAGTAACCAGCTTGAACGTTGACGTAGAATCCGTTAGTCAGCGCAGTAGACCCACTTGCAGCCGCATATAAGGCCTGACCACGCTGCAGCATTAGTCCACGACTCTTGGGAGAGATCGTGCTATTTGTACTGTTAAAGTTTGCACCAGCCTGAACAACCGGGTGGTTTACCAGGGGGAGTACACCGTTAAGAGTTAGACTGTAGTTTAAATTTTCAAACGTAGCCGGAACACTTACAACAAACAGCGGGAAAAATTGATTGATATTGGTAACGGTTCCGGTATTAACCAAATAAAAGCAAAAATCAACTGGGAGATAGACGCTCACATTTCCGGTGATGGGACCAGAAACAGAAGCAGCCGTGGTACCAGTAAAGGTTGTAGAGGTAACAGAAGTAACTGTAATAATCTCGTCAGCTGGAAGCGTACCAGAGCTGTAGCTGGTGTAATCCAGATACACTTTCTGACCAACCTGCAAATTATGGCCACCAGAAATGGTAACAACAACGGTTGTACTATTTGCAGAATACGTTCCAGCCGTTGCAGACTGGGCATCAATAAACTGAGTAGTCCGCTTTGAGTATTGAATCCAGATTTCGTCAATATATGCACCACTGATCGACGTGTCAGTCAGCGCGGAATCCACGTCAAATACTTTGGTTGCGTTACCAACTGCAGTCGGTACCAGGCTAGTAGAAAAGGCCTGTCCGGAAGCAACCGTAACCAGGGTCGACGAGGTTGCAGGCCTGTCAACCATCATTGGTTGCTTGTTACTGGAGGAAGATGACACAGCTCTATTTTAGATGTTCTTAAAAATCATTGTAGCGCAGCTTCCTTCTTTGCTACTTTTTGCTGCTTTTTAATAAGCAACCAGCGCTCAAAAAATTTAATTTCTGCTGGTGTGTACAGTTCAGGCTTTTTCAGCGCGTTCTTTACCAGCTTCTTCTTTTTTGTCATGACCACCCTTCCGGCTCTTTTCCTCCATCCTAATACGAGCTTTCTTTACTGCTTCTTTGCGACGATCTTTGTCATTTCCTTTTGACTCCTCGCCACCTTCCTGTTTCTTTTTAAAATGAGCCAGGAGCTCCGGGGGCATCTTGTTTTTGGCCATGGAATTAACGTTGCGGTAATTCAGGTGTCCTTAACTCAGGTCCACCAATGTTGGGTAGAGGGAAAGCAGCCGGGGTCCCCGGAGACTGCGTTATATCTAAGTTTAAGATATCCATAGCCATTCTTTGATTTTTTCTTGGTAGGCGACTTCCTACTGCGTAGTAAGCGCCTTCTTGACCAACAATCGATTGAAATTTTTCCTCACCAGTCGGCAGCTGGGTTTCGTACGGATCTTTTTTCACCCCAATCCCGTACATGTATCCAAGTCGTGACTTTGGATTAACCATTTGAGTTCTTTCTCTTGCTAGCGAGCTCTACTGCACGCCTGGCTTTTTTAGCGCGTGGAGTATTGGAAACAAATTGCTTTCCTTCTCTAGATTCCCGTTGTTTCTTTTCGTCTGTTTTTTTCCGTTCTTCTGGTGAAAGTTTTGCCCAGGCAGACTCTGGTAAGTACCGCTCAGTACTTTTCTTTCCTGGTTCAATTGCCTTATCTGCTGCCATCAGTCTTGAATAGGTCCACCATGTAACCAGGCATCACAAGTGCGATCGCCTGCACATTTGAATTTGAATAGTTGACAATATCCTAAATTAGCGCGACATTGAACATCCCACGGATCAGCCGCTTCATTCTCATTAATACCTTCAATAATGCAACTTAAAATTTTGCTGGATTGATCAAACGCAGCGCAATTACAACAACGAGCTGTCATTACCGTGTCTACGTCCGTATTCCAGGTGTCAGCTTTTTTCTCCCAAAATCCAGGATCAGGGTAATCCGGATTTAACGGGCCGTAAGAAAAATTCTTAATGGTCCAATCACGATTTTTAACGTTTTCTTTAATATCGATAGTTGCCTTGGGACAAGATGCCCCAACTTCTGAAACAGTCTTATTTAAAAGAATCGAAACTTTGGGGTTCATTAGTTTTTCTTCTCGTACTCTTCGCGTGTCATCCACTTTTGCTCACCCCAACGCTTAAGGGACTTCTGTCCCTCTGAACGGCCTCCTTTGTAGCCGCCACCACGTTCTTTATATGCTCTGGCGAGCATCTGTGCTTTTCTTGCCGATAGTTAGTTATTTAGCCTTACGGCTACGACCATTCCCCAGGTTTACCGCCTTTGGATCCTTCAAGAATCCGGCGCTTAAGGCGTTCGCGAAGCTCTGGTTTTGTGTAGCGACCTTTGTTTTCAGACATAATTCCCCAATAAATTGTTTTGAGAAGGGTTTTTACTTAAAGCGACTGGAGGAACAGGATCAGCATGAGAGCGAATTACCTCTCGATAATACGCCGGATTGTTTAGCTGAAAACGAGGTTCTTCAATACCATTGTAAGCCACTACGTGCGGACAAGTCATGTGCTTCTCCGTTCGGCCCATATTAAACGGATCAGAGAATCCTGCAGTTGTCATGCTGCCATCTCCATACAGATTTCCGTAAGTAACAGGAAACGAGTGTGCGTAACCAGGAACAGCAGCAAATCTCATTATGTTAAATAATTAGGCGTTTGCGAAAATGCTTGAGTTAACATACCGACCGGATCAAAAGCTGACTGTATTCGAGGAGATTCACTTGTTAACATTTGCTGCATATAACTCGCCAAAAAATCATCTGAAGTTGAAACCCCACCCCTCATGCTCCTGGGTACAAAAATATAAGTATCCCCACTCTTAGTAACAGTTTCCTGTGGGGCAGCAGTTGGTGTAGATGAAGCAGTAGAGGCTTTTCCTCCTTTTGTGTGAAGAAGTTTTATCTCATACGGAGTCCCCTGCTCGTCAGTTGTTTTAATTGTCCCATATCCTTTCCCTGGTTCAAACGTACCGGCACCTTCCCACGTCAACGGGGTGCCGCCACCAATTCCATAATCGTGTGCCAAATGATAAGTAGATGCACCTGCTGTGGGGGCTTTACGCGCCCCAAATCCAGAGGTTATTTGAAATGTTGGTGACCACTGATCACCTTTTTGCTGCCAAAGCGGTTTTTTATCTTTACCAACTTTTAACTTAGTGAGTAAAGAGCGGATTGTGCCAGGGTCAATGTACTTGCCTTCCTTTAAAACACGAACATCAAGATGTGGTCCAGTCGTGGGCAAGACATCTTGTCCAGCCGGAGCCACATATCCAACATCTAAACCGCTCTTCATTTTATTTAACCTTGTAAATAATTTGGAGTCTGGAACATTGCTTTTGTAAGCATCCCAACAGCATCAATGCTGGCTGGCGCCTTAACTCCTTCACCTGCGATTAACCTTTGGGCGTAATCTTCTAGAAAATCTGAAGATGAAGGAACAACATTTTCATCTCCAAAAATAATAAATGTTCTTCCACCACGAGCAGCAACTTCTGGGCTGGTGGTTGGTACATCTGCTTTTTCTTTGCCTTTTAATGCCTCGGTAAAGCTAAATTTATTAGGATCAATAATTTTTTGTACGTACCGGTTTGTCTCGGCATACTGCTTACTTGCTTCAACGGCACCCGGCCCAGCGTTGTATGCCCTAAGGCCTTTTTCGTATGCGGCTCGTAGCCTAGTTGGATCTTTAACAGTTGCAGGTGCTTTACCGCCAAGATACGTTTTAATGTATCCGGCCATGTTTTTTGCTGCTGCGTTTATAGCAGCCGTTGGATCATCGGGATTGACGCCCCAACCCTTGGCGGTTGTAGGCATGATTTGAGCAATTCCACGGGCACCAGAAGGTGATACAGCCCTTGGATTAAAACCGGACTCAGCCTCGATTTGACGCTCAAAAACGTCAGGAATAAGTCCATGCTTTAACGCAGCTTGCCTTGCAATCTCCCGGTAATTGTCAGACATGGTGGCGTTAGCGGAAGTTGGTTGCAAACATAAGGCGAGTGCCAACGGCAGTATCGGCAGGGCCAGGAAGCGCTTGGATAAACTCAGCACCTTCCCGCTCAAACCGATACCGAGCTTGCTCGGGGTTTCGGTAATTCGGAACATAAAGATGTAGGGCTAGTCGATCCGTCTCGTATAAATAGATTGCCGTCCAAGTTTTCAGCGTGTCCCTAAAATCAGAGGTTGCAATCGTACGATCAACGTCACCAGCGATGCTTTCAATACGGTTGCGGGGAGTTGTATTATTATTCACGCTGCCAGTCATGTCAGTGCGTTTTTCAGCTTCGTCGCACCGACCGACCTGTTCGACAATCTTGGAATACCAGAACGAATCTTGGATGTTGTTGACAGCCTCCTCAAGACGCGCTTGGTCACCAGCGGGTACAGAAGTCAGGTTATAACCCAGGTGCCAGCGGACTTTAGATTTGAGGAAGCTATCGAGTTGCATTACCTGAAAAAATGCGTTACAGGTACATCAACCTCTAGATGTACCTAGTAACACACTAGCATGCGCAAATAATCACTCAACCCGAACTAAATTCTCTTTGAAAATTTCATCCCAATCAACACGCTTGATCGACTTAAGTTGCTCAAGTTTTTGGAACTTTTCACCCGGCATCGATGTCTGCAGGTCTTTAATATCCCTTGCGGTTTTAAGTCCCACTCCAGGAAGAGCATCTGCGATCTGACGGGCGCTTGCAGCGTTGATATTAATCCGAACATCCACAGGGAATGTTTCACGAGTTGTGGGCTTTGCAGGCTTAACCCCTTCCGCCTCCAACTGCGCAGTCAGTCTTTCCTCGGTGCGGATTTTCTCATTGGTTGCCTCCAAGTGGGGCACCAGGTCTGATTCCTCGATATAGATGACTTCATCTTGTGAATCCAAACACATGAGGATCCCGTCTCCATGTTTTGAAACCACTTCAACAAGACCACCTGTGGCTTTGTACTGATACAGCATAGTTGCAGTTTTTGTCTTTGCTTAGCTTAACAAAGTAAATCCCTGACTACAAGGCATAAAAAACGGGCCCCGAAGGACCCGTAATTCATGGAAACTGTTATCAGCTGTCGGTGCCACCCACTTGGGAGGCAAAGTCAACGAAGCCCTGGATGTCGTTCCAGGAAACAGCAGCGGCGGGACGCAGGTAGTTAACGCGGCACAGGATGTAACCGGCCTTACCAGCATCTTTATCAGTCGAGCTGATGAACACACCGTCGCCATCAACAGTGGTCGAGGTCACAGCGTTGACGTTGAACACCTTAAAGGTGGTGTCAGCGGTAACCCGATAGAACATCGAGTTGGCGAAGTCGGCAGCCACGATACCAGCGGTGGTAACACTGGTGGTAAAGGGCAGATCGGCAACGGTGGTGTCGCTCAGACCTTGTGCGAACAGGCTGCTGGTAGCGGACACAATTGCGCTAGCAGCGGCCAGACCGTTGGCCTGGGTCGAAGGAACACCAAAGGGTGCGCCAGCGTTGTTGGGGCCAAGGAGCAGACCCTCAGTCGAGGTGCCGCCGATGTCAGCGGTGACAGGCGAAGCCGGGAAGCCAGCGAGACCACCAGCGGGGATGTCCTGGGCAATAGCAATCGAAGCGCCATAGATATAGGCGGGACGAGCGCTGCTAGCCTGCACAACCAGCGAAGTGCGGTTGTCGCGGACGCGATCATCGGGGCGACGATCAGGGGAGGGAACGGTGATATCGAAGCTCTTGTAAGAGGCTTTGTCGGCGGCAAGATTATCAATCTTGACGTAACCGATCAACTCAAACGCTTCAACACCAGGCCAGCCGTAAACACCTTCGGTGTTGTACGAGGAAAGGCGGTTGATTTGATTACCGGGCTGGAGAATAGCACCGGCTTCTTCTTTGTAAGCAGCCATTGTGAATTACCTCCTATCCTCAAACGATGGTGAAAGCAGCGGTCACGAAGTCCTTGTTCAGGTTCGCAAAACCGGCGTACAGCTGCCAAATCAGGATGATGAAGCGGCTGAAGTCGTCGTTGTTGTTGATGAGAACTTGAGCGTTGGGACCACCGATGCCGACGCCAACGGCCTGAGGGCCGAAGAACAGAGCGGGAGGAGTATTGTGGGAAACGGCACCAGCACCATCGCCAATGTCGACAGTGATGGACTTATCCGCAAAGTTGGTGGACTCGAAGAAACGCACGCCTTCAAACACGAAGCCAGAGGGCATGATCGGCTCACCAGCCAC